GTTCTCTGGAGAACCTTTAGATGATGAAACAAGAGAATTATTAAAAGCTAGTCTCCAGAATAGTATAACCATTGCAAAAATAAATGCTAAGCAAAAGTTCACACCAAAGAAATACAGAAAATAAAGGAGTGATTCATTGGATATTCGTAAAAAAACAAACACATTAAAGAAAAAATATGGTACGAATGATCCTTTTGATATTGCTAAGTATTTAGGGATAAAGGTTATATTTGAACCATTGGGATCCATTAGTGGATACTACAATAAACAGCTTCGTATGAAGCAAATACATATAAATCATGATCTTTCTGATCACGATCAACTATTTACATGTGCACATGAGTTAGGGCATGCGATTATGCATCCTAATGCTAATACTCCATTTTTAAGGAAACGAACTGGACTTCTGGTAAGTAAAATGGAAATCGAAGCAGATAAGTTTGCAACTGAGCTTCTAATTGACGATGAAGTTTTTCTTGAATTTCAAGAATTTACTACAGATCAAATTGCACGTGCACTTGGATATAATGAGGAGTTAATTAAATTAAGATTAAAATAAGGAGGAAATATGTATATGAAAAAGGCAAAAATCATTATTATTACATGTATTTTGTTAAGCTTGACTTCTGTAACTCTTGTTTTTGCTGATTCTCCAACAGCTAGTTTTTCTAACTGTCAGGTAATTTTGCCTCAATCTGTAAAGCCAAATCAAAAAATCAACATATTGTTTATAGGTGATAGGCTAAGTTCTACTGGTGGAATACAGGGTGAAACAAAAATAATTCCAGGAGCATATGATTTATATATTAATTCAGTTTCTGACAAGAATTTGGTTGATACATACTTTATTGATGAAACAAACGGAAATTATACCAAAACTACTTCTAGGACTTTAAAAATTAAAAATCCAGGAAAATATATATTAAAAAGTTACTTTTATGTATATACATACATCGATAATTCTTGGGAAGAAACCGGATATGAAATCGGAACAATTAATAAGACAATTAATGTAATTGGTCCTAAATATAAAATATCATTCAATGCAAATAAAGGAAAAGTTTCAAAAAAAGTCAAATCAGTCCAGGCAGGTAATAAATACGGAACCCTTCCTACCCCGAAGCGAAAAAATTATAAATTCAAAGGTTGGTATACCAAAAAATCCGGTGGAAAAAAAATAACCAGAAATACTTTAATTAAAAATTTAAAAAAACATACATTATATGCACATTGGTTTGGTCCTAAAGGAAAAGAAAAAACCATCACAAGAGCTGAATATAACAGAATTACTTATAATATGACGTATAGCCAAGTTAAGTTTTTAATCGGTGGTCCTGGAGAGCTTGAAGTTTCTTCATATATAGGCCGAGAATTAACTGAGATATATTCTTGGAAAGGAAATGGATCTGTCGGTGCAAATGCAAATATAACTTTCCAAGATGGAAAAGTTATCGGAAAGGCTCAATACGGTTTAAAATAAATTATATTATATTAATTCTTCAAAATCCCGACATCGCAACAATCGAACTTTAAAAATATAATATACTTACCCATGAAGTCGTCAGGCGGCAAGTCTCCAACACCGCTCCGAGCATTGCGGAAAGGAGGCCCTTATGAGTACATATGAGGAATTTATGATCACCATAAATGTTGCACTATTAATTATTGCCATTCTGAACTATACACATAAAAAATAGCCGTCCTGCCCCTGGTAAGTGTAGAACGACCATTTTTCGTTAAGCATTCGCCGGATCGGATGGGTTTGCTCCATCGTGCCGACTTATTACCAGCTACATTATAATTAAGATTTTTAGTTTTTTCAACACCATTTCGGTGACTTCGCCAAAATGGTCAAAATAAAAACCGCCTGGCTGACAACCAGACGGCTTTAAGAAACCTATCAACAACGTGGTGTGTGATATGCTTCTGACTCGACACCAGAATTATATCATACATCCTACAAAATTACAATTTGATAAGGGTGTATTTTTTGTACCCTTTTTTTAGGAAAGGAATGATGATATATGGCAAGAAGAAACCCAAACGGCTACGGCAGTGTAACCAAATTAAAAGGCAATCGATCACGCCCTTATGTAATCAAAGTCACTACATACGATGAAGATGGACACGGCAGACAAGTCCCAGTAGACTATGCTGCTACTCGTGAAGAAGCAAACATCATTTTGGCCAAGTACAACGACAATCCGTGGAACATTGATCGTAACCGAGTGACGCTTGCAGATTTATATACGAGATGGCTTGAAATAAAAGGTCCAAAACTTGGAACCTCTCGTTTAAGCTCACTCAAATCAGCTTATAAACATTGTCAAAAACTCTACGGAATGAAATACAGACAAATAAAAGCTTATCAAATGCAAGAAACTATAGATAACTGTGAACGCAGTTATGCCACGCAAGCTCATATCAAAGTTCTATGGGGACATTTAGACAGTTTTGCGTTTGAATTAGATATCATAGATAAAATGTATTCACAATTAACGTCTGTAAGTGCCAAGCAGGAAGAGTCAAAACGCGCACCATTTACCGAAAAAGAAGTTGAAGCTCTATGGAAAATATCTGATCAAAAAAATGTTGATATTGTTTTAATCTATATTTATACGGGATTCCGATTAATGGAATTATTAGATATGACATGTGATCAAGTAAACCTAGAAGAACAATACTTTAAAGGTGGAAGTAAATCTGATTCTGGAAAAAACAGAATTGTTCCAATTCATCCTCGTATCATGCCGTTTGTAAAAAAACGGTTAGAGAAAAGTAATGAATATTTTTTAGAAAATGATGAAGGTTCCAAGTTTAAAAAATGGGATTTTTATGAAGAATGGAAGGTTGTTATTGCCTATATAACAAAGAAAAAGAAAACGCCTCATGAGGCAAGGCATACTTTTGAAACATTTTTGGATAATGCAGGCGGTAATAGAAAATGCATTGATATGCTGATGGGACATAAATCTAAAGATATCGGAAACAGAGTTTATAATCATAAAACAGTAAAACAATTAAGAGAGACAATTCTTTTGTTGAAATAATAATTTTATATTCAACAAGTAACAGATTAGTAACAAATAAATGAGAGAATGGCTTAAAATGGACATTCTCTCATGCTACAAAAATATATCCATATAAATTTAAATAAATAATAAATATCAAAAACATCACATTTAAGCGGTTTGTTGAATATTTTAATATATGTAAACTATCTCTAAATCACTGTATTTAGTAACAAATTAGTAACAGAATAATTCTATATTTTTACTGTCTTTACAATAAACTTTTTTTGGCTTATTGTCAAATGTTTCTTTAAACTTTTTTGGTTTATTTTTGCAATAAAAAAGACCAGGGATTTCTCCCTGGTCAAATCATTATCCCGCGATTCCGTCTGCGATCGCTTTTGCAATCTTCTTGTATCCAAGTTTTTTGTAAAGATTGTAATCATCTCGATCATCAACGAAACATACCTCGATTAGGATTGCTTTATTGATCGTATGATTAAGATAATACAGATTTCCTGTTGTTTTAATTCCTCTGTTTGTAAATCCTAGCTTTTTCATGTTTGCTAAGATTCTGTTACCAACAGTTTTCTTAATCCCTACACTCTGAGTGCACCAGATTTCTGTACCTGCAATTTTCTTGTCTCCCTTGTGATCGTTTCGACCCGAATTAAGATGAATCGAAACATCTAATGCTACTTGTCTTTTGTTGCACTTAGTACAGATTTTTCTGAGAACGTCCGTCTGACTGGTTCCATTGCTAACTGTACAATTATATGCCTTATGTCCTTTTTTCTTTAATAACCTTACAACCTCTTTGCAGATTTTTCTATCTTCTCTGCTCTCGTCCAATAAGTCACTTGCTCCACACGCAATCCGTCCGCTTGGATTATGCCCACCATGAATATTATATGTCGCCATTATTATTCTTCCTCCTGATCTTTATTTACTACTTTGTCTGCTACTTCTAATCCTTTTACCAGAACTGCTGGTACATTGAATCCTGCTTCTACAAAATTCTCTACAATAGATCTAATTTCATTGATCAGTAACGATGCCAATACAAACCATCCAAGCAATGTCGTAACTCCAAGATCTACTCCAATTACTTTCCCGATCTCTACAAATACTGCCGATGCACCAAATGCAACCATGATCATAATCCAATACCCTAGTTTTTTTAGAACTCCTCTCCATCCTGCTCCAGAATTTTCTCTGCCTGCCATACTCGCTTTCATCCATCCTGTCAGCCAATCTGCGATATTTAACGCAAGAAATGCAACAAATAAAATCCAGTGTTCTCCTAAGATATAACTCAATACTGCAACAATTGATCCGGTCACTGCATTGTATGTATCAATTACATTGTTTGTCATTTTCTTCATGCCCTCACTTTCCTTTCTTTTATTCAACTACCTCTGTATCTTCACTATCCTCATATTCACAATCTTCATCTGCATAAGACTCTTGGTCTTCTTTCGTGGCTTCTTCAAATTCTTCTTGGGAAATTTCAATACCTTTACATAGATGACACTTTTTACACTCCTGCTCGATTGCATAACCTGTTTGAAAATCTGGATCAGCAGCATAACCAGTTTGAACCCATTCGTGATTACAATGATCCATTTCTTCATCATCAATCTCTTCTTCTGAATCATCTGATTCTTCCTGATCGTCCGAAACCTCTTCTGCATTTTCGATATCACTTTCTTCTTCCGTTGAAATTTCTGTTTCTTCTATATTGGGTTCTTCTGATTCTTTGGTTTCTGTTTTAGGCTTTTCTGCTGTAGTTGTTTCTTTCTGCTTTTCTGTTGTTGTAACTTCTTTTTTAACCTCCTTCTTCTCTGTTTTTGATGATGCTGCGAATGCATATGTTGCTGTTAACATCATGCAGATTGTTACAACCAGTGTTGTGATAATCCCTTTTTTCATTATCTGCTCCTTTCTGGATTACAATTGTTGCACAAAAATAAGACCGCTGTGGGTCTTGCTCTGATTTCCATATTCAGCTCCTTTATGAACATCTTGGATCTTCTAATCGTTTTCTGAGAGTTCCATATACAGTTCCATCTGGTCCTGTTCTCGCATCAACAATTTCTACATCTGATGGAGATGAAGAGCTAAAGTTTTTAACTAATTGCTCATATTGATTCTCGAGATCACTCTGTCTTTTATCACAATCGTTTGCAATCTCATTGCTTCTTTTAATACCGTCATGAATTGCCTGCCGTACATCCTTTCCCAGAACAGCTTTCAATATATCGTTTAAAACTTTTGTTATATCAATCATATATTATTTCTCCTTCCTACAACGCACAGCAGCACAGCTAAATTCTGA